TATATTTGTAAATGTTAAATAATTACCTACTTGTGTAGCACCATTGATTTGATAGGTTTTTACTACGTTTGTACTATCATCACGAATAGACATAATAAAATCACTAATGTAATCTCTTGGTATTACTGATAACGATTGTGCAGTTGCACTTGTGGTTAATATAATCATCAACTATATAACGTAAATAATTACCTAATTTGTAGAAATTATATTGTAAAAAAAAAGCACCCTATAAAGGATGCTTAATTTATTAACTAAAATTAAAACTATGCAGTTGGATCTATTTGTGTTGCATCACCAGTTACTGGTGCATCTAAAAAGTATGGTGCAGTTTCTTCCATACCCTCAAAAGTAAGTGTAAAACCACTTAAATCACCAGCTGCTGCACCAGTTACTACTGTACCACCAGTACATTCCATTCCATTTTCAAACCCACATAAGAAACTATTACCATAATAATCTTCAACTACAACTTGTGGTCTTGCTACTGCAAGTATTTGTAGTTCTGCTTGTGTTTTTGCATCTAAATAAGTTAGTGTTAAGTTTAAAGTTTGAGTATAAAATGTAGTTCCATTTTCTCTACTACTTGTTACAGTAGTTTCTAAAGATGAATTACCCTTTACATCAAATTCAAACCACGTTGGGCTACCAGTTATTGTTGCTTCTTTAGTTGTACTATCTACTGTTACAGCAGTTATACCACCATAATCAGCAAAATATACTCTTTTAATACCCCCAAACGCTGATTTGCAAGGTATTTTTCTTCCAGTTGTTAATAAACAAGACATATATATATTTTTTTTAAAAAAAAAGGGTAAGTAGATGACCTACCTACCCTAATTTATTGGTTAATTAATTTTAAGCGTATTCTACTAAATCTTCAGCAATTCCAAACTGTACTGCTGATGTAAAACGCATTACCATTCTTACATTGTTTGAAGCATCTAAATCTGCCATATCCAATACTTTAATAGAATTTGTATCGTTTAACAATCCAGTTCCAAAGTATAGGTTACTTCTTTGTGCTGCATACATTTTGTTGTCTGACATTCCAGGACATACAAAAATCTTAACACCATTTACAGTTAGTGATCCGTTATTCCACCATTGTGTACCCATATTGTTTACACCATTTGCACCTAAACCAGCTGCTACAAAACCACCTAATGCTTGTACATAGAATTTAGCTGCTTTTGAACCAATGTATAAGAATAAATCTTCTTTTCCGTAAAGTGAAGCTGGTATAGCATCTACTACTTTAGATAATTCTGCAATAATATTAGTTGCATCTAAACCACCTGCTACTGCTGCTACTTGCTGACCTGCTGGTATATCACCTGCTGCTGCTGATGCTGCAATTAGTTTTTCAAACCCATCAAATGAATTGTTAGTACCAGCTGCGGTATCACCTTGCCAAATACAAAATTCTGTATTCTGTGCTACTTCTGCTGCTACGTGTGCAATCATAAAATCAGAAAATTTAGGTGGTAAAGACTGACCTAAACCATACCCCATTTGTTGTGCTTCCCAATCGTTCACAAAATCATACTTACATAATTGTAGATTAACTTGTAATTCTACTGGTTGTATAATTCTTTCTGTTAATGTTACAGATGAATTAGGTGTAAAATCACAACTTGCTGGACTTACTAATGAACCAGTTGCTAATTTTTTTAATACTTCTTTGTAAGCAATATTTGCTTTTACTGTAATACCACCATCATCAATAGTTGATGCAGATAGTAAAGCTGCTGCAATATACTCACCAGCAAATTCACCAGCATAAGTTGTAGTGATATTAACTGTAGTTGCAAGATTTGTTTTTCTTAAATTTGCCATTTTTATTTTATTTATTTAATTTATTTAATACTCTATCTAAAGTTGTTGCGAATTTTCCAGTTCCAAACTCTACTTTAGTTTTGTTAGATTTTGGTTGTGAATTTCTTGTAATTGGTTTTCTTGCAGCAGATAAATCTTCTTTTTTCTTATCTTCTACTTTTTCTTCTTCTTTGTCATCCATTAAAGAAGAATATTGTTTTTTAAGTTCTTCAATTTCAGATTTTACTTCCTCAATAACTGGTGCAATAACCTCAACTACTGCTTCAACTATTGCTTCAACTTCTGATGCAACTTCTTCGGGTACTTCCGTTTCAATAGTTTCTTCTAAATCTTCAGTTTCTTCTTTAGCTGGTACATCATCAGATACATCTCTTACATCTGCAATGATACCCTCTTCTTCTACGATCAATAACTTACCATCTTCAAGGATATATTCACCTACTGGCATTGCTACTTTTTCATCATCGGTAACGATAAATACTTCGTTCCCTTTTTCTAATGATTCTGTTGTGATAACAGTACCATTTTCCAGCTTCATTTCTTCAAGTTTTACCTCGATGTTTAGAAGCGTTTTTATGTCATTTAACATTTTGGTTGCTTTCATAATACTTATATAACGATTTTTAATTTATTTTTTGCGTTTTCAGTCTGTTCTTGTTATTACACCAATGCCTTGTGCGTGTATAGAACCATCACAACATTCAATAGAATACTTGTTAGTATCCCAGCATAAACAAGCACGTGATGAACCAGTAGGTGATGTTCTACTTGGTATAAATGTTTTATTTTTGTTGTTTCTTGGCATTTATGCACCTAAACTATTGATAGCATTTATTACATCTTCACCATATCTTATTGTTGATTCTGCTTCTTCTACAACTTGTTTAGAATATTGATAAAAATCTTGATTATTTGGATCAATACCTAATTCATTTGCTTTTTGACTAAAATCATCCATATCAGATTCTAAAGAAACTAACCAATCTTTTGCTATTTCAACAACCGATTGATATGTTGCTTTAATATTTGATAACTCTGAATTGCTATCGTAAATCATACCAAGAACCTTGCTGCCATCTACTGCGTTCTGATACATATCACTTGCACCTAAAGCTACTTTATGTGCTTTTAAATCTACCTTTTTATTAGGCATTTTGTCTAATACTTTTTCTAATCTACTTTTCATTTTTTATTTATTTAATTTATCTTGTGCAAATCCTATAAAGCTATTAACCCTTTCAAATAATCTTTGTGTATCACTTGGCATTTCTACTCCTAAATCTTGTGCTTGTGAATATGCTTCATTAATAAGTTCTTCTGCTCTTAATAAAGTTTGTAAAGAATTTTCATATTCACCTAATGCTCTATCTTCCAAAGATGCAGCAGTTGAAAATTGTTCTTGTGCTTCGCTAAATATTTGTATTATATCTTGTACAATACCTAATTCAATTTTATGGTTTTTTAAACCTAATTTTTTCTTTGGTAACTTTCCGTAAACCTTTTCAATGTTATTTTTCATTGGTCAATATATTTATGATTTTATTTAATATCTCTTGATTACTTTTATCTTCTGAATACTCCTCTTTAATTTTGTCATTAGGTGCTTCCATTTTGTCTGCAAAATACCCCTCAATAGAAAAACCTTTAACTTTATTTGTCTTAACATACTCTTGCCATATTTCATCGTTATTAACTTTTACTGCACCCATCCAAGTTCCTACTGGTACATTAAGTCCGTATTTTCTTGATTTGTCTTGTACTTCATCTTCTACTAACCAGCTTTCAACAAGTGTTAGTCCACTTAAAGTTTCTGCGTGTTCTAATGTACTATTGTTTTGATAGCCATTCTTTAAATACATTTGTGATGCTTTTTGTACTGTATCTTTAGAAAAGTAAATGTAATATTCACCCTCTGCACCATTTCTATAAATAGGTTTATTGGGTATTAATAAAGCACCCATTAAGATTTTTTTATCACCATCTACTTGTGCTAATTTTATTTCTTGGTCTTTTAAAGCAATAAAGTCTGATTCAATAGCTGGACTTTCTACAATAGATATTGCTTCTACTCCTGCATCTTCTTGATCTTCATCTAAAATAAGTTCTATTATTTTCATAATTATATAACGTTTTTAATTTTAAATTTTGCGTTTATCCTATACTTGCACCCTCAATTATATTTCTATCCATTTCTTGTGCAGTAGAAACATCACTTGCAACTACGTATGCTTTTGTTGGTTGTTGTGTTTGACCACCTATTGCATCTGCTAATTGATTTGTACCACTTGCACCTACTATATTAAAAGCTGGGGGTAAACTTTCAGTTGTTGGTGCTGAACCACCACCACCACCACCACCGCTTGGTACAGTTCCTTTGTTACCTCTACCACTTGGATCAACTGATTTTATTGCTGCTATGTTTTTTAATGCTGCTGCACCAGCTAAACCAGCTTGTATAAATGGATATGCTGGAAATACTTTTGTAATCGGAGAATCTTGTGCAGTTGTAAAAGCGTTCATTACACCTAAAGTTCCACTTATTGTTGCACTTGCTAATGCCATAGCTTTACCAGTTTTACTGTCTTTACCAGCAATATCAGCTAATAAATCAAAACCTTGTTTTGCCATATTAAGTTTTGCATTTAAAACTTTTCTATCTAATTCTTCATCTTGTGCAGCAGTTTTGTCTTTTACACCTTGCTTTAATAATTCATAATGTTCAACAATAGCTAATTTTTGTGCTTCGGTTGCATCTAACCTTTCTAATTCTGCTATTGTTTCTGACTGTTCTTTTTCAAGTTTTGCAATTTCACGTTCTTCATCAGTTAAAACCTTAAATTCATCTTGAATATCTTTTATACCTTGTAAACGTTCTAATTCTTTTTGTTCTGCTTGTAATCTATAAGTTTCATTTATAGCATCTTCTTCTGCTATTCTTTGTGCTTCAAGTTCAGCAGTATCAAGCCCAAATTGTTTTGCTTTTTCTATTAAACCAAAATATTTATCACTTACTGCATTTAGTTCTTGTGTTTGTTTATCAAGTTGTTTTTGAAAATAAGCATCTTCAAGTTTAGCAATTTCTTCTATTGTTTTTGCTTTTTCTTCAATAGCTGGATCAACTTCTACTTTTTCTTCTTTTTTCTTTTTTTCTGGAGGATTGAGTAATAAATCAATATCTAATTCTTCAGATTTTAGTTTATTTAATTCAGTTTGTAAAACATTTATTTTCTTTTGTTCTTCTGTTGTAACTGATGCAGCTTTTAAAATTATTTCAGCAGACTTACCATAACCCCCTAATGCACCTGCAAAACTTGCTTGTATTTTATCCCAAAAACCAACTTCACGTGCTGCATTTTTTTCTTGTAATAATTGTGTTTCAAGTATTTTAATTGACCTTTTTAATATAGCATCTTTTGCTATTAATATTTGTTTTTGTTGTTTAAGATTTTCTGTATTATCAATACCTCGTTGTTCGTTGTATTTTTGTTCTTTTTGTAAAAGTGATAATTGGCTATCAACTGATGTTAAAAGTTCATCATTTAATGCTTTTTGTCTTTCTAAATCTTTATTTATAAAACCTAATGCTTCACCTATTTCATCCCAATATTCAACAACTAAACCTAAAGCAACAACTAAAGCACCAATACCAGTTGATATTAACGCACTTTTCATTGCCTTACCACTTAACTTTGCTGCTTTACCTACTGCAACTAATTTAGATGCTAAACCACCAGTATATCTATCTAATGCCCTTACTGCTTCATTACCAATTTGCATACCAGCAGATAAATCTTTACCAGCTTTTCTTGCACTTCTACCAGTATCTTTGACTTTTTTATTTAAGTCATCAACATTTTTTTGTGCTTCTTTAGTATTTGCTTGTAATTCTAAATTTATTTTTTCCATACTTGTTTCATTAGTTTGTAGCTATTCTTTACTGATGTAGGTAAAGCATATTTACCTTGTGCAATACGTATGTTTTCCGTTTCCCCTTTTACTTCTTGTAATAAGTCTAATATATTTTTTATCATAAATCAGTATTTAATAATTCAAATTCTGTTTTACCAGTTGTTAGGTTTGTAGTCATTGAATTTATTTTGTAATATTTTTGCCCTATTTCTATTCTATCATATAATTGTAAACTACTAAATATTTTATATGGTAGGTATGCAGTAACTTTTGTTAATCTTCTTGCTGGGTTAAAAACATCTTGCACATAATCTTTATATTTAGTTTCAAATAAAGTATCTGTAAAATCATTTGCTAATCCACCATCTTGATTTGCTTGGTATTCGCTTAATTCTTGCCCAAAGTGTATATTTACTTTGCTTGTTGTTGAATTTAATTCTAATGTATTCATAGGTAACCAATAGTTTGTTATAGAATTTACTGAACCTATTGCTTCACGTATTGCCATTGGTGTTCCAGTTGTTCTTTTATAACCATAAAATAATAAAGGTAACCCAAAGTAAGATTCTCTATTACTATCAACAAAATAACCATACATTATTGATGTTTCACCACCACTTGCACTATTATACAATCGTTCATACATTACGTGTTCAAAAGGCAATTCAATACTATATTTTTCACTTGGTGCATCATAGTATTCATTGTTTAGTGTAAAGTGTTGAGATCCCCATCCAGCATTAAAAAGCTGATTAAATTGTTTTGCTAAAAAAGTATTTAAACCCTTATAATTAAAATTAACCTCTTTAAATGGTAATGCAATATCTACTGTTGATTTTGTAGTATCTAAATACTTATCAATATTTACAGGTATTACTTGTGGTGGTATTATTAATGGGTTAGTTGTTTTTGGTGCTTTGTCATAAAAATCATTTAAAGGTTGTACAACAATAATACCATCTTCAACATAAGCAGTTAAATTAAACATTTGAAATATACCCGTAAGAAAATCTATAATTTTCATTTTAGGTATTTGCTGCGTTATATTAAACTCAATAGTGTTATTTGTTGAAAATGTATTAGCATTTCTAAATTGCTGGTCTGGCCAACTACTTGGATCAGCTAAATTAAATAAATCTTTAAATTGAAAATACCAAGCTATACCACTTATTGAACCATTAAAACCTTGAAATGTTACAGCTGGTGCAGATGGATCAGATGCTATTTGTATAGTGTACGATGCGTTTAAAGGTAATGGATCTTGATTAAAAAAAAGCACTTGTGTGTTTTGTACGTTTATTCTTTGCTCTATTATATTACCAGTATCACCATCCTTTAAAACTCGTATACTATAATCTGTATTTGTTTGATCTGGTGTTATAGTTAATGATGTTGCATTTGATAAATATTGTGTGCTATCTGGTAATGAAACAATACCATTATCAACGGTTGCAATTTCTACACAATTACCAATAGGTGTACAAAAACTTTGATACAATTCATCAACAGTAGTCCATATTATTTCAACATCTTCTGCTGGTGTTACATTTCCTTTTTTTCTATGTAACCACATAAACAGATTTTCAAATTCAGTATTTGATGTATTGTTAAAAAAGTCATTAGAAAATGTAATAGGATATTGTGTTTGTATTGCATCTATTATAGCAGATAATCTTAAAGCATATTTTAATTGCTTATAATCAACCCCATTGTTATTAAAAGTTGGGTTGAAATAAAGGTTGCCATTTACATCTGAAATTGCTGCACTATTACTACCGTTGTATTCTAATCTATCAGTATGGGTAATTAATGGTACAATTAAATTATCATTTGCACCAGCTGCTAACTTTAAAACAATAGTACTATAATTATAATCTGTATTATAATCGTTTAATTGTGTTAAATTACTTAATTGATTATCACCTAAAATATCTTTTAAATCAACTGTATTACCATAAAAAGTTATCTTATATGTATGTGGTACGTTGTTTTTTAACTCAACCCCAGTTAATGCTATCTTTCCCGTTTTAAATGGTATATCGTTTAATTCTAATGAAGCATTTACTTTTCTTCTTGCATCAAAACCATTTGCAATATCATAGTTATAGTAATGGTCAAATATTTTATTATTTTTTTTTGAAGCTGGTAATGCAAATGTTTTAGTAAATTCAGTAAAGATTTTTTTTATGTCTTTTACGTTTTGTATTGTTTGTGTAAAAGATACTGATTCATCTTTGAATTGGTCTACTCGTTCATCTTCTGTATAAACAGATACATTACCTATGTATAAAACTAACTTTTGTTGCATTATCTAATGTTGTTTATATAATCAAATGCTTCATCAAAATCAATAGTGTATTCTATTAATCTATCATTAACAGATGTTTTAAATTGTATAGATGATTTTTTTACTTTTACTGGGATAACTTCATCAGCACCACTAACTTTATTTATTCGCTCATACCAAACGTACTCACTTAATAAAAGTTCTTCAAAGAAATTATTAGCACCTTGTGGATAGTAACCACTACTTAAAGTAAATGTTTGTTTAGCAGTTGTGTTAAACGTTTTGTTAGGTGCATCAGAAATAGAATAAGTAGCTGGATTGTTTGTACTTGGATATGTTAATATATTTGATTTGTAACCCTCGTTTTTTCTTGCAAGTGTTTTTGTTTCTTTTAAAAAGAACCATAAATCTTGCTGCACTCCATAACGATTAATAAATATTATTTTTTTACCACTTCCATATTTAGTACATTCTATTCGTTTTATAGTTGAATCATAGTTACCACCTATTGCATTTGCAGTTTGCCCAAAACTAATTACTTGTATAACACTTGCAATAGTTTGTGGTACTTTACCAGTAAAACCAATAACACCACTTTTTGGATAGTATAATTGTACTTCGTTTGTATCTGGGTTTTTAGAAATTAAATAATTAGCAGTTGGTAGGGTTGGGTTGGTGTTTTCTTCATAATATCCGTAACCCTCAAAACCTTTATCTACAAATGATGTTACAGAACCAACTACTGAACCAGTAGCATTTAAACCACTATAATTTGTTAGTGTTGTAGTTATTGAAATTTCTTGTGGTACGTATGTTGAATCATAATATATATCTAAATAATCTCTTGCAAGTTCTGATATATCAAAATTTACAGTTGTGCTTTTTTTTACGTTTTTAACTAATATATATCTTGAAACGCTATCAATAGTAATTTCACATTCAGTTGATGCTACACCACTAACTGGTATTTCTTTATATTTAAATTGTGGACTTCTTAAAGCTAATCTTGGCATATCTTATTTTTTTGCTGCTAATACTATTGCATATTCTACATCTAATGCAAATGCTTCTTGTAATTCTTGTGGTAACTTTTCAAAACCCATTTCAAATGATTTGGTAAAAAACATAGTTGCCTTAATTCCTTTTTTCTTTATACTATCAGCTAATATATAACCCATAGTTTTATACGATCCAAACCTACCTTTTTTATCTCTTGGTTGTAAACCTCTAAACTTTGCCCACTTTGAAAAAATACCAGTATGGTATTCTAACCCTCTTAACTTACTACTTGGCTTATAACTAAATGGACTGTTACTACTTTGTGGATATGTGCTTTGTGTACCCTTAACTCCCTTATCTTGAAATTCCCCATAGTCTTGCATCATAAAATCAATGATAAAACCATCATCTGCTTTTTCAAAATCGTACTTTAATGAATTGTATAATTCGCTTGTGTAGTTTTGGTCTTTTTTAGTTAGCCTTGTTTTTGACTGCTGGATAACATAATCAGAAAATGATTTTAATGCTTTTTGTGTATAGATAGTTTTCATTAGCAAATAGTTATATCATTGTATATTAATATTTCTATTCCACAAGACCACCCAGCTAACATATTTTCAAACCTATCATAAAAAGGTTCTAATGATGGGTTACCCTCAAGCTGGTACATATCAGTATGCAGTTGCCCTTTTCTTAAATTTTGAATCAGTTTGTTTAATACGCTTAACTGCGTGTTTAAAATATCTTGTTCGTTGTTGTTACCTACGAATCTATCAAGTGTTTCTGTTTTGCTTTGATCTACAATATCACAAGCAATTACTGTAATGTTAAATCTTAATACTTGTTCTTCTGCTACTACGTTGTTTACTATGATATGACCTAAAGGGAAAATATCTTGTTTGTTTAAATTCAAATTAGAAACATCACCAGTTGAAACAGTATTTATATTTGTATCTGCAAGTAGTTGTTCTTTTATTGTTTCGGTTAATTGATAAAAACCTCTTATACCTTGATTCATCTTTTGAATTTACTTTTAATTTGTTTTGATTCTATTTCGTTTTTTTCCTTTACAAATGATAACATCATAAAACATTTATGTACTTCTAATTTGGTGATATCTTCAAGTCTTGTAATATCCCCATTAGCGAGTGTGTATACTGACTGATACCATCCCCATTTTCTGCTAAAATTTGCTGATGCGTTAAGTTCGTTTCCACCCCCAGTTCCGAATAGTTCAGAATAGTTTTCGATAAGTCTATCCCTAAATTCCACAAAAAAAAAATTGATGACAAAACTGCATCCATTGGCATAGCTAATAAATTATCACTTGTATCAACATTGTATTCTTTTATTGAATACCTATCTTTTAATTTGTTTTCTATTGGTCTGTATAATACATTCATTGTCTTTTCCATATTTTCCCAATCTGCAATGTAAGTATCTACATCAATATATTCACCTAATGTTAATTCATCTAATTGTGGGTGGAAGCCATATTCAACACTATCAATTTTAAACCGTTGTACCAGCTTTGGTTTTTGCTCAAACAATGAATTGATCTTGTTTGTAATTTTATCAAAATCTGCCATCTTCAAACGCATAACGTTTTTAAGTTCAATATCACAAAATATTTCAATAGCTTTAGCATTTAAAAAATGTGATTCTTCAGTTTGCTTTTGGATATTTAGAAACCTTTTGTATTGCCCTAAAGTAATATCAGATAACTTTGTTGGTATTTCAATATTAATATTCATATCTATATAACGTATTTATTTAACTATTTTATAGTAGTAAATATAATAAAAAAAAAGCAGCCATTTCTGACTGCCCTTTCCTTTCATAAAAAAAACTAACTACTAAATCATACTTGCTTCAAAACAAGTTCCCGAACATACACCTTTATCGGTTTGCATTGCAGCACCACATTCGCTACATTCATATTCTGCTTGTTCGTGTGGGTTTAAAAAATCATCCCAACTCATATTAAAAAAAGTACTGATACTAATGTTCTACCTACAAAGTAGCACAATGCGAATATTAAAAAATACTTTGTTAACTTCTTAAAAATCTTTGCTGCTTTTTCAGCATTACTTGGTTTGTCTGTTTTCATTTTATTATGTTTTTAATTTGTACTATGTCTACCGTTCCATATTTTCTATGTACGTTTCTTAAATATACTTCAGCACAATCAATCTGTTCTTGATCATTAGAATATAAATAAGTTTTCAGTTGCTCGTTTATTTCTGTTAGTTCTGTTTGCATAGGTGCAATATATAAAATATTATTTAATTAACAAAATTGTTAAGAAACATAATAAGTTCCCCTATTAGGGTTTTGAAGTTGGTATGAAACACTATAACGTATTGCATCTATAATATGATTGAATTTATCTTGTGGTGTTTTACTTTTCTTTTCTAACCAAGAATAGTTGTTTAGTTCTTTTATTAAGTTGATACTGTTTTCTTCTATCACTAAATCATAATCTTGTAATAAAGATATTCCATAGGTTATTGATCCAGCACCTTTAATTGATGCAACAACATTACACCCCTTTGCTTTTATTTCGTGAATCAATCTTAATTCAGCACTATCTGCTACTATTAAATTGTTTTTAGCGTGTTTTAAGTTCAGTTCAGCAATTTGTGATGTGGTAAGACCTTTTAAATAAAAACATTCCTTTAAATAGATTATTTTGTTTGTAGTATCTATATTGGTTTCTACTAAAGTATTTTCATCATTTGCAAAACCATAATCTTGACCAAAGACTGAAACACCTACTTTTTTAAATTCACCTATTGACCAATTAGTAAATATAACACCCTCTGCTTTTTCTAACCAACCCCCTAACATTTGATGCTTGTATTTATTCGGTCTACGTATTTTAATGCTCTCTATCTGCTCTAAATAACTTTTTGATAGGTTTTCTACATTATCTAAATAAGTAGTGTGTATGTACGTTGTATTGCCTTTTGTGGTGTTACTGCCAGCTTGTACCCCTTTGTCTTGAAAAAATCTGTTGTATATCCAATGTTCTTTTGTAACTGGGTTTAATATAAGTATAACCCTATTTTTGTTTTTTAGGTTTCTAACTGATAAGTCTATTTTATCAAAGATGTTTTCATCAACAAGTTCTTCT